TTAAAAAACCGCCAGGAAATGAAAGCATTAACTGATGAAATTTCACGCGCAGGCGTTCCTACGAAAAAACAGGCGGAGGCATTGGAAAAACTCGCTAAAGAGAGCGAAAAATTAAAAAATAAGCAGGCTAAATATGGGCAGCAAGTGGAGCAGTTGGATAACGATTTGCGACGGCATGGGATTACGGTGCGTACTGCCGCTGAAGCGCAGGCGCAGCTTAATCGTCGTCATGATGCCGCCACTGCCAAAATAGAACGCCTTCGTGCCGCGCATGAAAAATTGGGTCGCGCACAGCACCGCGTAGAAGGTGCAAAAGCCATGCGCGATAAAGCCTCAGGTATTGCAGGAAAGGCAGCAATGGGGGCAGCTGGGATAGGAGCGGCAATGTCTGTTCCGATTCGGGAGTATGCCCAAGCCGAAAGTGCCGCAATGGAGTTGCGCGTTGCCATGATGGATAAATTGGGTAATGTACCAGCTGAATTTGCCCAAATAGACGCATTGGCAACCAGTCTCGGTGATAAATTACCAGGCACAACCGCCGAATTTAAACAACTGATGACGATGTTAATTCGGCAAGGTATCGCTGCCAAAACTATTTTGGGTGGAACGGGGGAAGCAGCGGCTCTGTTAGCGGTGCAGTTAAAAAAAGCCCCCGCTGAAGCAGCAGAAATGGCAGCCAAATTGCAAGATGCAACGGGTGCTACCGAAAAAGAAATGCTCGGCTTAATGGATAGAGTGCAAAAACTTTATTATATGGGCGTTGATGACAATAATATTTTAGGTGCATTTTCGCGATTGTCTCCTGCTTTGACCACCTTAAAAATGAAAGGTGAAGATGCGATTAAAACCTTTGCGCCTTTGATTGGTATGTTAGACCAATCAGGCTTAAGCGGTGAAAGTGCGGGCAATGCGTTAAGTAAAGTATTCTCGCGTTCCATGAAAACCGATGACATCAATAAAGCCATTAAAGATTTAAAAAAAGAAGGCAAGCTAAAAAAAGATTTCAAATTAACCTTTGCTAAAAATGGTGAGTTTTTGGGGCTGGACAATTTTTATAATGAGATTAGTAAGCTCAAAGATATGACCACAGAAGCACGCTTAGAAATCATTCAAGCCATTTGGAAAGAAGACGCAGAGACCACCGCCGCCATTAATAGCATGATTGAAAAAGGCAAGGCAGGTTACGATGAATTTGCGGCTAAAATGGATAATCAAGCGAGTTTAACCACACGCGTTAATCAAACATTAGGAACAGTTACCAATTTGTGGGATAGCGCAACTGGGTCGTTTAGCAATTTTATGGTTGCGATGGGGGAAGCCATTGCGCCTGAAATCCGTTTTGTAGTGGAGATGATAGACAAGCTCACCACAAAATTAGGCACATGGGCGCGTGAGAACCCTGAAACTGCCAATACTATTTTAAAAGTCGTTGCGGGCATAGGCGCATTACTTGCGGTGATGGCGGTTCTGGGCGGCGTATTGGCTGCGGTGATTGTACCGATGGCGATGATGTCGTGGAGTTGGGCGCAGTTGGGGGTAGCCTTTGCTACGGGTGTCGGTGTATTGGGAAAAGTAACGACTGCTATAAAAATAGTGGGTATGGCAATGGGTGGGTTAATTAAAGCGGTAACGGTATTTTTATTTACTAATCCATTTGGTTGGGTAATTTTGGCGATTGGTTTGCTGTACGCACTGTGGCGGAACTGGGAAACGGTTAAAAATGTGTTGATTGCTGGTTGGAATAAAATTACGCAAGTATTAGCACACAATCCAATTTTAGGGGTGTTATTTCCGCCGCTTGGTTTGATTAATTTGTTGGTTAATAATTGGGATAAATTAACTGCTACCATTTCAAACGGTTGGAACTGGCTAAAAGGCGTATTACGTGAAAACCCATTAATTGGCGCATTTGCAGGTCCTATTGGCATCGTTGCAAGTTTAATAGCCAATTTTGACCGCTTAATGGGAAAAATCCAGGAAGTTAAAGCAGCGATGTCTGATTTTAAAATGCCGTCCTTGCCATCTTGGTCATCGATTAAATCGTCAGTTAAAAGCGCGGCAGGCTTTTCGCGTGGCGGTTATACAGGCGCAGGCGGCGTAAACGAAGTAGCAGGCATTGTACACAAAGGCGAGGTGGTGTTTAGTCAGCACGATGTTGCCAAAATGGGCGGTTGGCAAGCGGTAGAACGTCTACGTTTGGGTGGGGCAAATAGCTTGGAGCGCATTTCAGGCAGCCTGAAAATGGGTAATCAATTAATAAACAAAGAACAATCACCCCCTAAAGCACGTTCATTATTGCCTGCCGCACCGATGGGCAGAGTACACACAAACAACGTCAACCAAGCGGGCGATAACATCACGATTAACATACACGCCGCACCCAATATGGACATACGACAACTAGCCGATATTGTGATGCAAAAGCTAGGACGAGCGCAGCATAAGCAGCAAATTCGCGCCAATAGCGTATTTTATGATAAGGATTAATAGCATGATTGTATTAGGTATTTTGGGAATGTTTATTTTTTCTATGTCAAGCATTCCTTTTCAGAGCTACGACCGCAGCCAAAATTGGAATCACCCCCATCAAAATACAGTAGGCAGTGCGCCACCCTCACAATTTACAGGCAGCGAACCTGAAGAAGTAACCATTAACGCCGAATTACGCCCCGAAATCACAGGCGGCGTGCAACGAATAGAAGATTTACGCGAAATGGCGCAAACGGGCAAAGCCTATCCGTTTATATTGGGTAATGGGCAAGTGTTGGGGAGTTATGTGATTGTGAGTATTAAAGAAAACTCAAGCCAACTCAATCATGATGGTAGTGCGCGTGCCATATCGTTTAGTATGACTTTAAAAAAAGTATCGGATATTGCTTTAGGCTTGGAAGGACGCGCATTGTTAAAAACCATCGGCATTGTTAGACGAATAACAGGGATTTGATGGCATGAAGATATTAGAAACCGTCAATCATACCGCCGCAAAGATTTTTAATGAATTAACCGATACAAAAGGCAGGCATTTAACCCCGATTGCACAGCTGACACTCAATGAGCACGTATTTGGTACACAAACCAAAGCGCGGATTATCAGCATTGAGATGACTGATAAGCGCGGCTTTGAGGCAGATGAATTAAGCGTAGAACTGAATGATTATGATGGTGTGATTGCGATTCCTAACGTGGGCGATACCATCACGCTCAAATTGGGTTATCGTGAAACGGGTGTGGTTGATAAAGGGATTTTTAAGTTTGCTGAATTTACCCATCAAGGTGCACCCGACACCTTGAGTATAACCGCACGTGCAGCGGATTTGGCAGATACACTAGCTGAACAGCGTGAAAAGTCATGGCATAGAAAAACGTTGTATCAAATCGCAGAAGAAATTGCCAAATCGCATGGCTACGTGGGGGATAAATGCAAAATCGCTGAAGAGTACAAAAAAACAGAAATTGCACACATTGACCAGACTGATGAAAGCGATGCAAGTTTTTTAAGTCGTTTGGCAGAACAATACGGCGCGATTGCCACCGTTAAGCAAGGCATTTTTTTATTTATTCCTATTGGTACAGCGCAAACTGCGAGCGGAAAAGCCATTGAACCCGTACAAATTACACGGCAAAGCGGCGACAGCCACAGCTTTAGCTACGATGCTGCTAATGCCTACAATGCCGTGCGTGCCTATTACACCGATAAAAAAACAGGCAAAAAAGCAGAGGTAGTGATTAATAAAGAAAATTTGCAGATAGAAAAACAAAAGGTAACCACGACAAAAAAATACAAAAGACCACGCAAAGACAAAAAAACGGGCAAAGTCTTAACAAGCAAGACCACTACCAAAACCGTCATCAAAAACCGAAAAATTGACACAACAGGCTTAAAAATCAAAACTTTGCGTCATTTATACGCTACTGAAGCGGGGGCGTATTCAGGCGCAAGAAGTGCATTTAAAAAGTTATTACGTGGTGCGGCGCAGTTTTCGCTGACTTTGGCAGTGGGACGACCTGATTTATTTCCCGAAACGCCTGTTATTGTGAGCGGTTTTAAGCCCGAAATTGACCGTGAAATCTGGTTAATCACGGAAGTACAGCACCGATTGGACAATAGTGGCTACACATGCAGCCTAAAATTAGAGGCGCAAATTGATTTGGAGGAAGAAGGAGAAGATTAACCACAAAGACTTTCGCAAGGTATGCCGTCTCCGTCTCTATCTAGTTTTCGCATACCACATTGATTTAAGAATATCTAGCTTCTCTACAGCTTCGCATTTGTGAACAAGTTCGTTTTGTACCGCATTGGAATGAAGCAGAGGCAGATTGAGCAGTTCTTATTATGGTTTTGGTTTGAGATGTACGCGTTGTTTTAAGTGTGGGTGCTGCTTTAGATTTTGTTGCGCTTGGAATTTCAAGAAAAGTGGGAGGCGTGCCTTGATTAGCCGTTGGTGCAGTGGTTTCAGGTATTGTGTTGTATGACGGAGTAGTAAAAGTAGGTTGTTGCACTTGGATTGGGTTAGTTTTCCCGATGTTAGGAGAGAAATCGTACATATCGTAAATTTCACCTAATGTTGTACAAGCAGTTAATGTTAATAGAATAAGCGACAAATACACTTTCTTCATCATAACAACCTATATAAAAAATAGGACAATCTAAAAAAAATCTAGATTGCCTGTAGTGTTATTTTTTAATCGTACATTCGCGCAAGATAGGCATACTCATTACTTCACCTTCACCAGTGCAAACGACAGTAACTTTTTGCTTTTTCTTTAAATTCATAGCTGAGCTTTCTGCTTCTTTACTTAAAGTAGCCATAACAGAAGAGAAGTCATCTTTACCAGTTAATTGTAGATTGACTTCATTCATCATACCTTTGTCAATCATCTTGATAGTACCCAATACTTCTAATTGTTTGCCTTTGTATTTTGCATCAGCCGCCGCTTCATTTTCGTCATATGCTTTTGCTAGCTCCCTTGAGCTAATTTTAATTACTTCTACTTTGGGCGCGGGCGTTGATGCTGCTTCAGAAGCATTGACAACATTTGGTGCTGAGCTAGCTTGTTGATTGGTTGGCGGTGTATCGCAAGCCGTTAATGCAAACATTACAACAGAAAATAAAACAAGATGTTTCATATCGTTCCTTTATTTATTTGAATTAAGGGTTAAATTTTCAATATTGCCATTACCTGCATTGGCTTGACCCACGCTACCGTGAATATTAATAATGTGTTGCGTAGCTTGAGCAACGGTTTCACCGCGTGTCATGCGGCGAATCAGGGCAAACAAATAATCTTGTTGCTCCACGCTTAAGCTGTCAAAACCAGTGAGTAACATTTTTTGTTCAGCGGACAATTCAGGCGCAGTTGAGCCATACATTTCACCTTTTCCCAAAATCAACCAATCCAACGATACGCCCGTTTGTTCAGCAATTTTGATGCATTGCTCCAGTGGCAAATAGCCCCGTTTTTCATAACCTTGAATAGCAGAAGAAGTTACCGCAAGAAAGCGTGCCAAATCCGCACGGGATTTAGCATTACTTAATTGATAGGTACGCTCAATACTATTCATAAAAAATATCTTCAACAAAACCAATTATTTAAAACACAATGATTTAAAATTAAAACTTTTCGTATTGATTTTAAAATCATCAGTGTGTAATATTCGCTAACACTACATATTATGCAATCCAACCCAAAGAAAGGATAGACTACAAAAATCAACCTATTCAAAACGTGGGAAGCTATGCCAGCTTAAATTTTGGTCAAAATGGCGTGCAATATTTCGGTTTTTTGCTCAGTGTTCAATGCTTGCCAACCCGTGATAAGCATTTTCACATCTGCAGGCAACTGTGCAGCGCGATTTTCGGGATACATTTCACCTTTCCCCAAAATCAACCAATCCAACGAAACGCCCGTTTGTTCGGCAATTTTGATGCATTGCTCCAGTGGAACAGCATCACGCTTGCGATAACCAGCAATAACAGATGTAGCAAAACCCAGCCAGCGAGCGAAATCGGCATCACTCTTGGCATTGATAGCAAGTTTAGCGCGTTCAATACTGTTACTGGTCATACAAAATATTTACTCAAATAAAACAGTTGCATATCTTCAAAAGATATTTTTCGTTATCTTTTAGTGTTTACTTATTATCTAATAGATATTAATATTCGCTTTGTCAGATTAGCAAGTCTATTAGAACCTATTAGAAGGAATTAATTCTACTAGGAATTGTTTCAAAAACTTCTGTTGATAGGCTAGTAGCAGCCGATTGATTTGTCTTTCAGAAAGATTGAGTTCGACACA